CAAGCCTTGTCCTATTCAGTGGAGATCTCCTAACAATCCGTGTCCATTTCATAATCATGCTATTTGCCAGTCAGCAAAAGATTGGGCGGAAAAGAAGAGAAGAGAAGTGGGTCCGATTGTTAGAGGACAGCATTCGGAATTTTCGCGAACGATGAATGTCGCCGTACGTACTGCTGCTAAATGTGCTGACATTGGTTTGCTTAAGATCTATAATGCGTTGTGTGCAACTCCACCTATTGTTACGATGGGTCTTGGAGCAGTGGGTTTATTGACCTTGTACATGCGTTTGCGCAATCTCAACCTTGGAGAACAATCGGTGCCGACAGTGCCAGAACCAGTGCCCGGAGAGAAGAGTAACGACTGGACTAAGAAGAAGATCATGCGTACTCCCTTTCCTATTAGGTGCACCCATAAGGCGGCGTCGACTTCGCCCAATGATTTGGTTAATATGATTTCCAAATCATTGGCTGCTTATAAGGTTGAATATATGGTCGATGGCAAATTAAAAGTCACTACTGGCTCTGCGCTCCCTTTGCGCGGAAATTTATGGCTCATACCATCCCACATGGCTAAGCCCGGGTGTTTATCGCTTTCGTATTGTGATGATTCAACCGTTGGCTTATCAAAGGTCACGTGTCAAGTTGGTGAGAGCGATATTGCGCGCGTAGATGGCAAGGACATTGCAGTCGTGCGAGTTACTGCACTACCTATTCGCAAAGGGTATATTGATTATTTCCCGCTCGAAAATGTGGTTGGGAATGTCTATGCAACTTTGATCACGAGGATTCGTCGTGATTGGTTGCCACAAGATCCAGTGCGAAATGCTATTATTGACAAAATAGGCAATGATAATGTGATTGTCAACCAGCATGTCGCGATGCTGAATGGTTTGTGCAATGCCACCGTCGGAACAGGAGACAAGGCCAACTCTAGAGCTGGATATTATTATAAAAAAGAGCATGGCACGTTCCCGGGCTTATGTGGATCTGTAGCGGTTACTATGACTAATAAGACCGTCATTGCAGGAATCCATATAGCAGGTTCGGGTACGAAGGGTTTTGTTCATCCGGTTACCAAGGACTTACTGGAAACTGCGATGGCGTCTTTCGATAGACATATACAGCCCGGAGAAGGAGGCGGCGTTCCTGCAGTCCAGTATGATTATTCGTTTGAGCAGCCCAGTCTTATGGAGGAAGGCTGCAAGGAAGACGACATACCGGACTCACATCCAGTGAAGTGGCTAGACAATTCAGTTCCTAGCGCAATAGAGGTATTTGGTCCTCATTCAGGTGGTTCCCGTACTTTACGGTCGTGTGTCCAGATTACACCAATTAGTGACACAGTTGAGGAAGTTATGGGTCTCGAGAGAAAGCATGGAAAGCCTAAGCATATCAATACATACCGGCCGTGGCAAAGCAATTTGGCGGAGATAGCCGCGCCAGAGAACAGACTGGATCCCGATATTCTGAGTGATGCGGGACAGTCGTTTTCCAACTTTTTGTTAGCGAAGGCTAAGAAAGTTGACGGTGCCAAATATCTCCATGTGTGGACTTATGAGAGTGCCATACAGCCAATTGAAGGAGTCAATGGAGCGGATGGTTTGAACTTGACCACGAGCATGGGTCTCCCGATAGGAGGGCCTAAGCGACGGCTGGCAGAAGGATATGCGGAGGTTGATGAATTTGGAAATTTTGTAGTGATTCATCTCGATCCTGAGGTAGAACGTCTCGTCAATGACATGATAGAACGAGCAAAGGCCGGTGAACGCATTTATGCATTATACCAGGCCAATGTCAAGGACGAACCGACCAAGTTTACAAAGGACAAGCTCAGGGTGTTTGCGGGTACACAACTCGCTTTCCTCATTGTGTGTAAAATGTACTTGGGTGGCCTTAATAGGATGTTTCAGAATCATTGGGAGGAATTTGAATGCTGTGTCAGCGCAAATTGCTACAATTCTGATTGGACTAAGCTGTATCACGCTGTGTTTAATAAAAGCGATGGGAAGCGTTGCATAGCTGGCGATTATGCGCATTGGGACAAATCCATGACTCCTCAGTTAACGCTGACTACTGGACAGGCGCATTGTGATGTGCTGCGCTGGGGTGGATATGATTCGGAAGATTTGATGGTTGTGAGAGCCTTGTATGTCGAGTTTGCGTATCCTATATATGAATGGAATGGTGTGTATATTCAGGCTCTTGGCTCATTGCCGTCGGGTGTGTTTGCGACAGTAATGGTTAGTAATGGTAATAATTCAATATTGTTTCGATATTCGTATATGTCTGCTGCTCCTTTGGAGCAATATTGGCGTTATGACGAGCATATATGTGCGAATTTTATGGGTGATGACAATATTGCCGATGTGAGCGATAGTTGCACCTGGTTCGATATGAAAGTGCACGCAAAGTGTTTAGAGCAAGCTGGGATTACTTATACTTCTGCTGATAAGCAATCGGAATTGTTGCCCTTCGTTACTATTGACGAGGTTACATATCTGAAACGGCGATTTGTATGGAGCGATGATGTCCAGAATTATATCGCTCCAATCGAAGAGACTTCCATTTCCAAATCTCTCCATTGTTATATGAAGCGCAAACATGCTGACGTGCTGGTGGAACAACAGTGTGCATCTGCAATCGATAGTGCGTATAGAGAGTACTTCAGACACGGAAGAGGGGTGTACGAAAGAAGGAGTGAGCAACTATGGGAAGTTGCTCAGCGCCATAAGATAATACCTTATTTATCTATGGTGCAGCGTGGCGATGGCGGCATTAGGCCGTATCGCTACGATGAGTTGGTC